ACAACTGTTGATGACATCAGCCCAGAAAGGATATACAGATTTAAGATGCGTGTTGACAGTGGTGGAGATACTGGAGACAACAAAGTTGCTGTCATCATAGAATCCAGTGATGCAACAGCCAGCTATACACTGATTTTAAGATTCAGACCTTCAGGTTTCACAGTCAGAGACCATGACACACAATATGAGTCAATCACAGCAGATATGACCAATACACATGAATTCTTTGTGTTCCAGGATAAGACAGATGTGTTTGTTTATTATCGAGAATGGGATGAAAAACAAGCAAAGAAATGGACTGAACTAATAGTGACACTGGGGACCACAGCAAGCGGTGGAAATAATCAAGTAAGATGGGGTCACATTGCTGTTCATGGTTTTCCAATTGTGTCTTACTGGTCAGAGTTTCACATTGGTCAAGAAGACTTTGGAAGCCCACATCAAGATGCAAGAGGTTGTTTGTATCCCAGTGTTGGGAAATATACCTATATTGATGAAGGGTTATTGTTAGGTGTTAAGGACAGCCCAGCAAGAGCAGATGACCAATATATAATCGATGCTAGAAGTGATTTTCCAGTTGATAACATTTTCCATGAAGTTGCTTTGTCTCCAAGAGTTGTCTGGAGAAGTAAGAACGACACCACAAATGAAAGGATTGCTTGGTACACTGATTCAGTCATAAAAGCAACTGCCAATTCTCTAGGTCTGTCTGATGTAGTTGGTTTGCACTTTAGCAATATAAACTGGAGAACTGCCACATTAAAACAGTGGACTGGTGCATCTTGGGAAGATTTGATTGACATTGACACCAGTTCTGGGCTTTCCGGAACTTTCAAAAGATATGGTTCAACTATTGTACCCAATGCTTCAGCAAAAGAATTCTATCTAAAATACAATGAAGCAAATGGTTGGAGAGCTGAACTAACCAGTGGACAAAACACCTATATTGTAAAAATCAAACAGAACAGTGAAGGTCTTTGGTCAAATGCCAACGATGCAAAACAAGCCACATTGGTCTTTGACACCAATCTTACTGATCCAAGTACACTTCCAACCAATGGAACAATAAAACTGTTGCCAACCAGCTGCACACTGATTGCTGAATTGTTTCATGGTATTGAACAAGATGTTGGAAACTCTGCTCTAGCGATTGAGATTGACTCAATGGATACCCTTGAAGGTTATTTTCAAATTGGTACAATGTTAATTGGAAATGTATATTTTATGTCTCCACAGTATCAGCGCGGCCGGTCTATCAGTTACAATCCAAATGTCACATCATATGAAACTAATGATGGTCAATACTATGCAAGAAAGATGTCAGATGGAAGGAGAACTTTCAACATTGCCTGGACTGAACCAGTGGACACAAGAAGCATTCATTCACTAAATCCAGACTATTGGCAGTTCAGCAATCAATCTGGAGCTGTTCCAGTTGCACACTATGGAGACAGTGTATTTGGAATGATGGGAATACAACAGTACTTAACTGAAACGACACCAGTCGTGTATCTTCCATCGATTTCGAAAAACACGAGTGAAGACCCCATTGAGTTTTTCAACAGATACCACAATCAAGTCATGGTTCGGATTAATGGAAGCATAACTATGGATTCAGTGCTGGGTGAAGAAGAAACAGATGAAATGTTTAGACTTGCAACTGTTAATCTGGTGGAGATTGAATAATGTTACATCCAAATGACATGAAAGGCAATGATGTTTGTTTCTTGCTGGATGTTGATTGGCTGGGTATGACATACAGATTCAGCACTGTACCAATCGACATTGAAGATGAAATCACAAATCAGACATATAGATATATTGGTGGTCTTGGAGATCCCAGCATTGACCAACAGACTGAGTTTGTTGGTTTCGATATAGATGGCAACAGCATATCAGTTGACTTGACATTTAATGATATCAATTGGGTTGCAGAATGGAAACAAGGCCGAAGTCTAGAGAATGCTAAAGCTGTTTTGTCAATGATTGTCATCAAAGATGATACAACTGCATTCAAGTATTCTGACAGAATAAAGTTGTATACTGGTAAAGTGACAGACCCTATTTTTGGGACTCCAACAAAACCAATTGGAAACATTATATTTTCCATCGAAAACAGCAAGAACATTGTACAAAAGAAACTGTTGGCAAACTCATTTGAGATTGACCCTTATGTTTTTCCAGGACTAGACCAGAGAGCTGCAGCACTTGGAAAAGTTATTGATGTTCCAGTTGGTCAATATGTCCCCTTTGTGTTTGGTAAACTGGGGTCTTGGTACTTCAGAAACTCTAGCAATGCCAGTTTCTCTACTATTGATATAGCAAAATGTACCCCGAGTTATATTGTTGATGTCAGTGGTTCTGGTGCCAGTCTAGAAATCACATTGTTGATTTGTATGGGTGAAGCTGCATCAACAAAGGTCAAAATATTTGATGATGCTGGTGGTTATTTTGTTAACTATACATACTCAGAATACAATTCAAATGGTGACCTGTATACATATACAACATATCAATTTGGAAATGTGATTGAAGAAGACAGCTTTGTTCCTGGTCTTGATGAAGATCAAACCTTCTGGGTTTCATGGGGTGAATATGGTGAAGGAATACAAGACCCATATACAAACAATAGTCTAAGTGGTGCTGGTGATTTGTGTTTGTATTGTCTAGAAGAAAGTGGACTAGAATACAATCAAGAAGCCTGGAATGGATTGAAACCAGTGCTGAACAGATACAAGTTTGCTGGATATGTAAATGACCCAGCAGTTCTGTTGATGGATTGGTTTGAACAGAATATCATTAGAAATCTACCAATTGAAGTCTTTCCTGGTGACAAAGGATTGGAACCAAGACTTAATCTGTATTTCACACAAGAGAAGGTCATTCCACAACATCACATTCTAGAATCTGGAATGTTTGAAGTTCAAACTGGTCTTCAGCCTTTGCCAGTCAATCCAATCAACAAAGTAACTGTGAAGTTTGGGTATGAAGGCAGAAATGAACACTATTTATCCACTGTAAAGATTGACCCTACTGAATCACCAAATCTTGGATACAGAGACCCATTCACACAGAGAGATCCAGTAAGTTCACTAAGTTACACAAGATATGGACTAAGAGAAACAGTGCTTGAACTCCCCTTTGTATGGGACTTGCACACAGCCTACAGAATAGCCAGAGACAAAATCAGAATGTCTGCCTTGGGTGCATATGGTGTTGAAGTCTTTGCATTTCCTGAGTTTGGGTATTTGCAGATTGGTGACATCATCAGTTTTACAAGTGTGTTGCTGGGACTCGATGAACAAAAGTGTCAGATTGTTGGCAAGTCTTGGAATGGTGGAAAGTGGAGATTTGTTTTGCATCTTGAGGACAACAGTATAGTCAATGCAAGGTAACTTGCTTCAATGACACTTGTTTAATGATACAATACGCACATGATAGTATTTATTGACAGACAACATGCAGGGAAGCCCAGCAAGATTGATGACCGCGGTGCAGCAGTTGACATCAATGGTGATGGAGACATTGCCAGTGATGAACGAGAAGCACACTGGACTGGTTTTATCAGCTTAGTGCTTGAGCAGAGACTGTTGCAGATGGGTCATAAGGTCATTCCACTAAGTGATGGGTCATACAAGTCCAGACATGCAAGAGTCAATGAATATGCAAGTCGATATGATGAACCAATGGTATATCTTGCCATGCATCTGAATGCTGGCGGTGGTCATTATGGGTCATTCTTCTATGATGCGCGCTCTAGTGCTGGTCATGAACTAGCTGAAGACCTTTGTGAAGGAATGCGCTCCAGCATCAAGACAATCAGAACTTTTAAAAGCATCGAATGCAAGTCATCCGATTGGACAAAGAACGCATTCAACACAATCAAAGGAGTTGGAAAACCAGTTGCAATCTGCTGTGAACCCATCTTCATTGACACACATATGGACTTGCTGAATGCCTTTGGTGCATCCCAGATTGCTTTGGGTATGGCTCAAGGTCTCAGTAAATGGGAGCAGAAACAATGACAGAACAATTTATGATTGAAGCTTTGACTGGTCCAGTTGCTGCTCTTGCTTTGTGTTTGCTGGCTCTATATGGTATTGGGAAATGGATTGCAACACACCTTCCAAAGTGGGTTGATAGACATCTGAACCAGATTGACAGGATTGTGGAGTCACACAATGAAGACCGGACTGCATACAGAGAAGGTCTGATGACACTCAACACAAGTGTCAGTGAGCTTCGTGGTGAAGTTGATGTGATCAAAGATGATGTGAAAGACATCAAGCGCGCTGTTCAATAGGGTCATCAATAATCTTGATGATATGGTCATTCAAGTCATAGTCCAGGAATGAAATCTTCTTGAAGATGGTGTGATCTTGTTTGTTTCGCACCATGAACCGCGGAAAGGTCTCAAAGTATTTGTCAACCACTTTCAACAGCTGCACAGTTGGAATCATGGCAATGTAAGACTTGCCTTGGAAATAAAACCCTTCTATGGTCCAATCTGATAATAGACCACCATTGTGAAATGCATCAAGTCTGCTGTCAAGCTCCAGTTTTCTGAATGGGTCGCTGGTCCTTTTCCATCGAAGTGCAAAATGTTGTCTTGGCATTCCCTTCCAGACTCTGGCTGCAATGGTTGTCATTGAAGCACCATTCATCACCACATAGTCAATACCATGTTCATAGTCTAATGGTTGACCATTGCACGAGTACCAATGTCCAGGAATGCGAGATTTCACCAATGGTAGAATATATTTTTCAAAGTTCTGTTCTCCATAGGTCATTCTGTCTTCACGATTCATTATTTTCATTTTGCTTACTTTTTATATTTCAACATTCTAGTAGTCCATTCAATAGTTCGACTGAGAAAAGCAACTTCATTCAAGTCTCTTTGTTCTCTGGCCTGCTGTCTCAATTGTCTGAGATGTTCATCATATGTTTGCAGCTCTTCTTTCGAGAGATTTTGTAGTTGTTCATATGTCAAAGTTTCAGTTCTTTTCATTGTGCCTCCAAGGTGTTCATAGTATAACATGAAATAAATTAAAATAATGGTGTACAAATGTGAACGAACATTGTATAAATATAAACATACACATGAAGTGTATGAACAACAAAAGAGGCAAACAATGAACAAACAAACACAAGACACAATCATTGGTCACATCATTGTGACTGGTGCTTTTCTACTGATTCCAAGCACTTTTGCAGTTCTCTGCTGGGTAGTTGGAATATGAAAACCACAACACTTTTCATTCTGATTGTAGTACACAATCCATTCTGTGATGCAATCAGCAAAGTTTTCCACAGCCAATCAGCAGCAGAAAAACATGCACTTGATATGTTTGACCAATCAGATTCTACTTGGTCACAGTTTCAAGATTGGTTGGTTCAAAACAGAGCATTCACCCAAATTCAGATTCAACAAATCTCATTGGAGCTGTGATGACAACACATGAACAAGTCCAGAAATATATGGATGCACTTGGATGGTCAACTATTCAACTGGCCAGATTGACAAACATTCACCACATCACTCTGCAAGAGTTCTTGAATGGTGACAAACCTTTGACCATGAACCAGCTGCTGAACATCATAAACAAGTTCACCCAGCAGTATCCACAAGACCAACACTGGACCATCTACCACGATATAACACTAGCACCAATATTCACAGGAGAACAGAAATGACAAAACAAATCAGAGAATACATCAAAGAACATGGAAGAACTGCAGCGCGCATGAAGTTTGGAACTGCGATTGATGACAAACCAATATATTTGGATGGTCGAAGAATCGGTATTTTGCACCGGTACAAACATGAGCAATATGGCTGCTGGGTATGGTCTGCAACAATCAAAGTCAATGATCAAGAATACAGTTTTATTGACTTCGACAGTCAAACCAAATGTTTGGATTGGGCTTACAAAAAGATTGATGCACTGAAAAGACCACAGTTTGGAATCATGCTGAGAGAAGCCATTGCATCCAGTCCCATGACAGTTGATGCGATTGCCAAAGTTGCCAACTGCTCCAGATATGTCATCTTTAAGTGGATGCGCTCAGAGTCCTGGCCACCAGTACACACATTGAAACGGATTGCAGCTGCAATCTCTCCAATGGGATATGCTCCAATGTTTGATGTGTGGTGTGACCAGATTGAACTGGAGCAATGATGATGTGGATACTACACAGCCAAGGAACATTTCACGCTGACCCAGTCGCTTTGGGTCGGCCTAGAATGTCAAGATGGGGAGCATACACTCCAAAGAAGTCTGTTGAATACCAGAAAGACATGCTAGCTGAAATCCAGATTGACCATGAACCAATCACTGGTCCCATCAAAGTCAGCATGACATTCTGCCACAAAAGACCAGCAAGATTGAACAGAAAGAAAGATACAGTTGCAAGAATACCAAAGACAACAAAACCAGACATTGACAATATGATCAAGATGGTGCTGGATGTGTTGACCAAAGCAGAAGCCTGGAAAGATGACAATCAAGTGGTCTCGGTTCATGCAGAGGACTGGTATTGCAGCAAAGAAGAAGAACCACACACTCAATGGAGGATATACACACTATGACACAACCAACCAGATTATTTTGGAAACTAACAACATTCACAAATCTAAGAGATACAAAAGCACATGAACACACAATGACATTTACACAGCTGTGCAAGGGTTTCACAGTTCGCTTTGGAGATACCTTTGTCCCAGAGAAGCAGATGTTGCCTTTGTGGAGTCCAACCACTTTTAACAATGGCCGCAGAAGTGGTCAGAATGCTGATGAAATACATTTCTTGGTCTTTGATATTGATGATGGTTTCACACCTTTCGACACTTGGAGACTGTTCCATGAATACCATGTGATTGCTCACACCAGCTATTCACACAAACCACACCATCACAAATATAGAATCATCTTGCCTTTGTTGCATCCCATTCCAGCAACTGATTGGAATCGTGCTAGTGTAGCCGCTAAAGGTGTTTGGGATGTGATTGTTGGTGCTGGAGAACCAGACCCAGCAGCACTGAATGACAGAGCGCGCGCTTATTTCAGATATGGCATACCAACACCAGCTAGTGCAGAAATGACTGCACAGCATCCACTGTTTCCATCAAACTATCATCAGACAGCTTGGAATGTTGGCAGACCTTTTGACTTAAAGTATGACCATATAACTGTAAAAGAACCAGTGAAGCGCAAATACATTCCAAAGGTATATTCCAATGGAAAAGCATCAATCTCTGAAGTGATGATGGACCCCAGCTTCAGACTTGCATTTGCGAACAAGGCCGGTGCAAACATTCAAGGTAACGAGGCAAGATATATTCAGTGCCCCAGCTGTTCCAGAAATAGTGTACACTTCAGCCTTGACCCAGCCATTCCAACAACTTACAAATGGCCAACTTGCAATCATGTGAATTCATGCGGCTGGTGGGGTCGCTTTGAAGAACTACTATAATCAACCAAACAAACAACAAACACACGACAAATCGAGAAACACAATGACATTAAAACATTTGACAAAGAAACAGAGAACAGAACTATTGATTGAACTTGCCCAGGAAGCAACTGGTTTGCAAGTCGAGGACAAAGGCAATCCACCAGAAGCAGACATTGACACTTGGGATATGCTGCGAAAATCAACCAAACGAGGGACTAATATAATGATTCCAATCAATTGCAGATGGAACACAGCCAGCATTCTCCGAAGTGACCCAAGATATGCATCACTTTGCTACAATGAACATTCAGACCAAATCTTGCTGGATGGTGAAATGGTCAGTGATGTTACATTGGAAAGAATAGCACTGAACTTCGAGGAGCATTACCGATACAAGGTGACAGACAAAGCATTGCGCGCATCAGTCATCATGGTTGCTCAAGAAAGAACCATTGAACCCATCAAAGAATGGTTGCTAGACTTGCCGGAGTGGGATGGAGTCCGCAGAATTGAACCATTCTTCCAAGATGTGCTGAACTCCAAGACACCTTCAGGAACTGAAGAACTGGTTGTGGAAATGTCTTGCAAGTGGTTCATCAGTTGTGTTGCAAGAGTCATGGAACCGGGTTGCAAGATGGATACTTGTTTGGTGTTGGTTGGTCCAAAGGGGATGCGGAAATCAACTGCGCTGAAACTGTTGGCTGGAGAAGAATGGTTTTCTGACTCCAACATCAACATTTCACACAAAGATAGTTATGAACTGCTGCATCAGTCTGGTGTTTGGATATGGGAGCTGGCAGAAATGCACGCACTGCAAGGAAAGACAGCTGCCAATGCCAAGCAGTTTCTGACTTCAGCAAGTGACAGATACAGACCAGCTTATGCAAAGATGCCAGTACAGAGACAGAGAAGAACAGTATTCACAGCATCCACCAATGACTATCAGTTTCTGTCTGATGGTCCTGAACGCAGATTTTGGATTGTAGAGATAGAAAGCAAGATTGACACTGAATACATCTTGAACAACAGAACGCAACTTTGGGCTGAAGCATTGCACTGGTACAATGAAAAGATTGAATGGTGGTTGAATGAAGACAGTGAAGACAGATTGATGGAGTATCAGCAAGCATTCATCATTGATGACCCCTGGACAGTCAAAGTGCTGGACTGCATCAAGCACCATGGTGGAAATGCAACCACAATGCAAATCATGGACTTTATCAATCTGTCAGCTGCTAATCAGCATCAAGGTTTCACAAAACGCATTGCACAGATTTGCAGAGATTGCGGATATGAGCAGTTTTATTCCAGTCAGAACAAGTGCAGAATGTGGAGAGCAAAGGTGGATTAAAGCTGCTGGAGGTGTTACAATAGCAGTGAACAGAAGTGATTTTGTTTGTTTGTTGTTTATCTGGTTTGGGCAATCTACATTTTGTGGGTTGCCCTTTTCATTTTAATGGTTAGATTGATTGTATCCATCATCACACCAGTGACCCCATGGTGGATTGTTCTTGAAATAAAATCTCCTAGAAGATGTTAAAATAGAAAATCTTTGACCCAGTTCCATAACCTCCGGAGCTGGGTCATCGGTTTTTTTTACAGTTCAGAACTTAACTGATGCTTGATTTTTACCAGTTATTCCAAACCAATACACCAGTTTGCAGGGTAAATACACCAAAATACACCAGTTAAAATAGCCAAATCACTAGGTTATAACTGTACTATCAGCAGATTTTAGTGGTTTTCATCACTTCGCTATCTAACCTTTATAAATATATATATGTGATTACTCAAAAAGTTTTAGACAAAATATATATATATATGTATATATACTATGGTTATGTATCGGTACTATCGGAACAAAACAGCAAAATCAAGGTCTGCAAACTGGTGTATTTACGTGTATTTACGTGTATTTATGGTCATTCTTGGTGTATTGGCTATTCAGATTCCAGTTTTCTGATTGCGCGTTTGACCCATCTTTGGCCCTCAGTCCCTCCCCACAGTGCCCAAGCAATAGCGGCCTTACTGGTTTTGTCCTGTCTTGCTTTGGCTTCTGCTTCAGATTCACCATGTCTAGCAAACCAAGCATCCATCAAGCGCAGCTGTTCCAAATCAACTTGACCACTTGCCAGTCTTCTAGCTGTTCGCATCCCAGTTCCAGGAACTCTTTTCTTGTTGTCATCTTTATATGCAGCGCGCTGTGATATTGGAAGTGAAAGATTGTATTCAATAGCTCGATTTGCTATCAATTGGATTCTTTTTGGAACTGTGATTGTTGGCATGATTTCACCAGATATGAATAGTTAATGGGATGTTATTGTGTTATTATTCAGATATGAGTATATCTGAAGACACTATATCTGATTTAGTTAAGATGTTGCTGAGAGGCATCAAGTCACCGGTGCCAGTTGACCCCATCAAGGCAGCTGATGCATATCAAGATAAAGTCAGTGAGGTTGGTGCAGACTATCCACATTATTCTGGTTGTGGTTATTTATACTTGAATGAAGATGATGTCATGTTGGTTCACTGGACTGGTGATGGTGTTGAATTCGATGAACACACAGACCATCCTATGACACTAGACTTCATTAAGATTGCTGTGGAAGTCTTACGAGACCAGCAGAGAAAACTGGTTGACTGTGAGATTGAAGAAGACTCTGATGATGACTTTGAATGGATTTGATTATGGCTAGAAGAACACCAATAGAAGACTATGCGATTTCCAGAAAGATTGTGCGCTTGATGCGTGAAGGATTTCCACAAGACCAGGCTACTGCTATTGCATTCAGAATGTTTAAAGATGGTGAGCTACCAATACCACAAGAACCCAAGAAGAAAAGACAGACCAGAAGAGAAAGAATGGATGCATACATGAAGCGCATGAAAGAACGCAGAAGAAGATAAAAACATAAACACAACACAAAGCAGGCACGCTATGGAAACAATATACTAGAGACAGGCAGACACAGGACAGCCCACCACAGCACCCATGTGCACCTAGGCGCCCCCCCCCGCACTGCTCTCACAGATCGGAAGAGCGTCGTGGAGGGAAAGAGTGTGCTCTTCAGTGTAGGGCG